TACGTGGTTGTACACCCCAGCTTTGAGGAGCAGTTAATCCTTTTATGAATCTACCATCCTCCCAAATACCCTGTGGAGTCATCATTCTAGTAGTAGTTTTAATATCTTCTCCAGGTCCTTGTCCAAGGACCTGTTCTCTCTTTATATCTCCTGTAAGTAAGTTTTCAAAAGATGTATGTCTGCTTAAATTGGTGAAGGTATTTTCATCTACGGAATTAACACGTCGAATCGTCTCAGAATTTATTTTCGTGGGGGGATTTTCACCTAAACCTGTGGCCTCCAGAAATGCCTCATATAAGTTTCTTTCGTCATTCGTTGCATTTTCTGTTGAATAATATCCTTTATTATTCACAAGGTTTTCAAATCTGGTGGCTATAAGATTATCTCGAGCAGTCATTTTTTTTCCAGTTATTCGATTGAAAGAAACAACAGATTCGTCATCAGTTTCATCTATAGTTGTTTTTGTGTCGTCTGTTTTAGTTACAATTGGTGTATGGGTTTGACCACCATCACCGCCATTGCCGCCATCATCATTTGTAGTTTCTGCGCCTGTACTCCAATCATCCTGGTAACCTCCTTCGGTTCCTCCTCCTCCAGGAAATCCAATTCTTCCTCCATCAGCTAGGCCCAAGACGCCATCTTCTTCAGGACGGATGTAACCGCCTTGAGCATGGCCTTTCGGAACATGCTGAGGCCAATGTTTCCTAATATAATCTTTTTGACTTTCATTAAGATTGGGCCATTGGTCTGCTACAGATTTTCCCCATATTATAAGACCTGTTCCATCTTTTTTTTCCGTTCCTTTATTAAAACCAGTCCTGTCTTCTTTAGAACGAAACAAATGAGACACTCCTCCTGTGTTATAGCCTTTAGGATATTTTTCCCAACGTTTGGCAATAGCAGGCTCATTGGCCCATAAATATTTTCTTTGTTTTTCAGATTGGAAAGGCATTATCCTCCTTTTAAAGTTCTAACGTCCCTACGTTTCATAGTATCGGATCGCATCTTGGCCCTGTTGGACATCGCTTGTTTTTCCAATGAAGTATCTGCTCTCAAGTGGGCGAGCTCTTCGTCTTGTTCAAGCTTGTCTTCTTGAATATTTTTATTCATCATCGCCTTCATACGGTCAAGCGCGATTCTGTTTTTATCGTCTTCTTCTTTTCTTTGATTGTCTTGAGCTTTAAGATCAAGTTCTCTTGCTCTAAGTTGAGCAATAGGATCGTTATCAAATTGAGAAGTAATTTTCTTTTCTTCTGCTAGGAATTCTTCCATCATCTCTGCAATCAGTTGAGCTTTTCTCGCTTCAATCTTTAACTGCAGGTTTTGAACTTCCTGCTGGATTCTAGGATCTGGTTGCTGTTGAGGATTTTGAGTCATCATTTGCTGGACCTGTTGAACTTTAGCAATGTCATCTCTGAACTCCATGTCAACTTGTTCCTGAGCCATCATAGAAATATGTTCAAATATATTTTTTTCTAAGGCTCCAATAACCATTGGATTGTTTCTAGCCATGTTCGTTGCCATAAAGGCAATATGTGCGGTTACATGGGCTCTATGGTCCTGGCCTGTAAACGCTTGGAAAGGCTTTTGTCCTAATGCATCAATGTGTTCGATCGCCGGATTCTTTGGAGCTGGCGGCGGAGGAGGTGGTAATATCTGATCGATATTCTTAACTCCTATCGCTGTATACATATCTCTGTAAGCTTCATATAAATTATGAATCTGTGGATTGGATGATGCTAGTTGTAATTCTGTTTGTGCTGTTGCAATCCGTTGTGTCTGTGAAAAAATATTAGGATCCGCAACCGGTAAAATATCGATTCGCTCGTCAAAGTCAGCTTGCTTAATTTCTTTTTGATCTCCAATTACATCGTACGGATACACCGGAGGTAAATAGGTAGAAAGAACTTTGGAAAGCAAAGAAAATTCTTCCTTAAGAGATGCATATAGTCTTTTATGGATCGCTGACATGACCCTGGAGCCACGCTCTAAAAGGGCCACAGTCGTCCCCACAGCAGCCTGTTGGTTCGCATCACCGACCTGCATGTCAGCGATCGACGCGAATCTCTGTCCCGCCTGTACAACCATACTCATTAATTGCAGTAATGTTTGGGATGGTTCTTTATACGGTAAATTGAAAAAAGCATCTTTGAGGTTACCGCCTGGAGCATCGACATCTCGAAACTCTCCAGGCTGTAAAGATACGGCATCGTTTTGTACACGAATTCCTCGCATCTTGAATCCTGCTGGTAAATTGGAGAGGGTACCAGCATCGATGAGTTGACGCAATGCAGCCGTAGCTGTTCTTGATAATCCGCCAATCATGTGAATTAATCCAAAACCATAAAATCCTAATCCAGGTAAAAATCTAAAATGAACAAAATATTCAATTTTCTTTTTTAACTGATCGTCAAGGGCATAGTTTCGTTTAATCGATAAAACGTTTCTCGTGCTATCTTCAATGGTGACTATATACGGGACTTTGATTCCTGTGGGTTCGCCATTTTGGCCACGGTCTTCAAATCCTTCCAGATCCAAATTGACGTGGCATTCTATAAGTGTAAAAATTTTTTCGTTCTGTCCTTTACGGGTTCCTTCCAGTTCCCTTTCTTTCTTTTTGACCTCGGTCTCTACATTATAAGGAACGGTCAGATCAATATCTCGATAGAATCCTCCAACCTGTTGTTTCCTTAAATCATTTTCCGACATCTTAAGCACATGACAAATGGCATCCGCATCTTCCAATGAGGTGGCAGAATACGGAACCACTAAGTCATCTGCTGGAACGAACTTCGATACTGCCCGTCCCAGTAAATCGTCATAATAAACTTTCTTGAAAGTCGAACCTGCAAGCGGCAGGTAGAACAGCATCTGGTCAAACTCGGAGTCGTACTCTTTCATGACATTCGTAATCTGGTAGTTCATGAAATCCTTGACGCGAGTCGCCTGATCCTGTTTCTCTCTTGTTATCTTTCCTAAAATCTGTGTTCGAACAGGTCCACCTGCAGGAAGGAGTTCTTTGTATGCTCCCGCCTGAAACTGTGTAACCGCTTCAGCTAGAACAGGATGCGTTGCACCCGATGCCCCCTGAAAAGGTTCTGTCCGGCTTTTGTATTGGAATCCCAAAAGATCAAGCCCTTTGGTGTAGGTATCTTCCCACTGTCTTCTTGACTGGCGGTAGTCATCGTAGTTGGACCACATTTCCGATCCGAGCGAAGACAAAACGGCATCCGGAAGAATATCCGCTAGATTCGCATAATGATCCTGCCCTCCAGGCTGGTTGACTGCACCGGGTTCAAAAGTGATCTCAGCGCCGCCGTCCTCCATTTGATTGACTTCAACGTCTCCTGGTTTAGGAATCGATTCCTGCGCCTGGGTTTCCGTCTCCATCTGTTCCTGTTGAGAAGGTAATCTTATTGTTTGCTTTACATTCGGTAAAGCCTTATCGACTGTTGCCATGTATTTTCTCCAATTTAAATGGTTTACTCTGTTTTGAAGCTTTAATCAAGCGTCTAGGATCAGGGCATTTGACAGGTGGAATCTGGCTCCATTTTACATTTTTCATGTTTTGAGTAAGGGTGGGGTTTTTCATTTAATTAATTGAGAATAACGATTAACACCAGTTAGACCACCTTGCGCATAGTCCATGCCTTCAACGTCTCTACGTTTCTTTTCTTTTTGTACATCTTCCATCAACAGACTTGCTCCAGCTTCATCTCCAATCATTCCAGATTGTTTCTCTATCAAACCAGTTAATCCTTCTTCATCTATTTTGTTTTGAAGCCATGCAGCTGCATCTTTAATCAACATCGGACCTGCAACTGTTGATGCCGCTCCGCTAATAAGTGGTAAAAATCGAGTTGGTAGTCCTCCTCGCCATGCCAGATCTTTTAATCTTTTCATCAATGGAACATTTGCATCTCCCAATTTTGATGTTTTTCCCATAGTATCAATAACACTCTTCCAAAAAGTCATCGTAATCGCATCGTGTCCACTGGTTGGATCATAAGGCTTTCCCTCCCAAAGTTTAAAAGCGTGACTAACGCCTGGAGCCATAATAGGAAGAAGTTTTCTACCTGCCCATTTAACTCCTTCCCAAACTTTTTTAGCGACGGCGGGTGCTACTGTAGCCGCAGCTCCACTTAAATACGGATGTTCCCGAACGACACTTGGCAAGACACTAGTTTCTTTTTTCTCGTCGCCAGGCTCTAGTATATCATCTGCCAGTGCTGGTGTGGATGTGCCTAATATTTTTAATACACCAGCCCCACCTAAAACTGTTAAACCGACTGGTGAAGACAAAATTTTCATAGCTACTTTTGAACTAGGATTTTTAAAAGCCCATTTTAATTTACTAATTAATTCAGGTGTTTTTTTTGTAGCATACTTTAAAATAGCTTCTTGAGATTTTTTATTAGTTAATATCTGTTTAAAATCATTTGGAACAAAGCCTTTTCTTACTTCTGCATTAACGGCTTTATTCAATGTCTTAGTTAAAAATTCTTGTTGTTCTTTTGAACCATGGTCAAATTTGGCCAGATCTTTCATTGTCATATTTTCTTTCATAAATTGTGTAAGAGAATATTTCTTTTTTAATCCTTCAAAAGAAGTTTCTAGTGTATTGGGATCAATGGTCACTCCAACTAATCTTCCACTAGTTGTTTTAACTATATTTTTAATTTCTTTATTTAATTTTATGAGTTCATTCCGTAGTTCATCAGTTGGATTATTTTTTAACTGTTCAAAAATTTTGAATTGTTTACTATATAGTTTATCTAATTTTTTTTCCGAAGGTCTTATAATAACTTGATTTATAACTCTAGAATCCATTCCCATAAGGGAAGTATCAAACTGTAATCCCAATCTAGCCATATGGGCTTTTGAAACTCTATGAGCAGCATCTATTTTTCTTGCCAAATCTTTCTCTTTTAAAATTTTTGTTTTAGCTACAGTTATTCTTCCTTCTTCAAGTATAGAACTAGACACATCTAAATGTTTTGCTCTTTTTTTAATATTTCTTAGCTGAGGAGTTTCCTCAAGTTCTAAATATTTAATTTTATTTTTTTTCATTACATATGGAATAGCTCTTTTTACTTGTCTTTCGCTGATTGGATATTTATCTGCAAACCATTCATTACCATAGTCTACGACAGCCTTCATAGGTTGTGTTGCTCTAAGTTTTAAATCTTTTATAAATTCTGCTTTCATTTCCTTGTTTGGAAAAACTACGTCATCAATAATACTAGCACCTCTTTTTTGTTTAATAGAAATGTATTCTCCGGCTTGAGTTCTCCAACTTGTAATAGGTTTAGTATCCATCGTAACTAGACGACGATTAATTCTTGTTCTTTGACTATCCGTTATGTCTAAAGTTCCATAAACATGTTTAGCTATTTTTTCACCTTTGGCATCTAAAGCCTTATAGAAAGGACTTTCTGTCCCTTTTGGCTTCGGTGCTTTTCCTCTCTTTTCTATTTTAGCAAACCCAGTTCTATCCCCAAGATTAGTTCCTTCAATAATACCACCTCCGATCCTCCCACCTTCATTAAGCCCAAAGCGTTCGCCTAGATTCTCTCTTAACGGAGAAGGATTGTTTACGA